TCGTCTACATTGTCTACAAATGAAGTACGGCAGTAGGTTTTTACTAACTGCGATACCTTTGGAATTAGTGCATCAATTTCAGTATCTTGATTAGGGCTGTTAATTCCAGTATACGCCTTATACTCTGCTTTAGTTATCAGGTTTATTCCCATAATCTTCCTCTATGTCTTTTATAAGAACTCTTAAAGCTCTTATAAAAGACAGGGCCAAAGCCCCGTCTTTAATTAATCAATTAAGATTAAACTGTCCACTGGAAGGCACTTACGCCAGCACCAAGGTTGGTAGTAGTCTGAGTCAGACCAGTACGTAGAGATGCAACCAGAACCTTACGTTGTGTTTCCACAAGTTCTTGTGTATCGATACGCAGACCGCGTTGGTTACCTGCTAAGAAGTTAGCTGGAGCGACACAGATTGCACCGATCTTCGTAGCTGCCTTGTTATCAAATTCGCTAGAAACGATAACTGGAGTGTTACCGATTGCACCGATTTGACCAGTTAACAGAGTAGCGCGATCGCCAATCTTATCAACAGTCATGAAGTTGGTGTCTTCTAACAGATCGTAATAGATATCAGTAGACACGAAGTATACTAATTCTGAAGGATCAAGACCCCAAGCACCTAGGTCCTTACGCATAGCGCGTAGGTTAGCTACGGTAGCAGCGTTTGCAACAGCAGAAGTCACAGCAGAAACTGCGTCGTATGTTGCGAGACCCTTAACAGGATCAACACCAGCACCAGCACCTAGTAAGAATGCGCGGTCCATTGCGCGAGCAACACGACGGATCATAGCGTCACGAACGATAGGCAGAAGCACCAGTAAACTGTCTTCTTCTTCTTCGTATGCCATGTACTCTTTAGTAGCCACTTTATAGGCGTTAAGAGTAATTTCTTTTAATTGGTGAGTTTGAGCAGCACCTGAGCTATCTGTGGTACCGAACTGAGCGTTAGTAACCCAAGTTGCTGAACCTGCTTCTGGGTTCACTGGGATAGTCATAACGTTAGTTTGCATGTTGATTGCACGGATTGTAGGTGCAACAACTAGCTTACGGCGGACTTCAGCTTCCATAGCCATAGAAACTTCAAGTTCCCATGTAGCGCTAGGCACGTGAGCACCAGCTTTTTCTACCATTGAGCGACCAAACTTGGTTTCGCCTAGGGCTTTACCAGTGATCTTGGCTAATAGAACAGCCTTTTCTTTGTCTGCATACTCAGCACCTTTGGTGTCGCCAAAAGTCATTTTTGACTTTTGTAGAGCTTCTAGTTCAGCAGCTTTCTCTTTAAGAGCGCTTTCTAGACCAGCTAGTACAGACTTGGTGCTTTCAGCTTGTTCAGCGAAGCGTTTTTCAACTTCAGCTAAAAGCTTTTCAGTACCGGTTTCGCTCGGTGTAACAGCAGCTACAGCGGCTTTGATACGAGCATTCATTTCAGCTTCAGCTTTTTCAGCAGCAGCTTTTTCAGCTAGGGCCTTCTCTGTTTCAGCGCGTACAGCAGCGGTAGCAGCTTCAGCAGCAGATTTAGCGGCATCAGCCAACATTTGTTTAATTTCTTCTGGATTCATACCAAATTCCTTAGTGATTTTGCCTTTTGCTTCCGTAGTGGATTCTAGCCCTTTAGCTGACTCGCCTTTGGGTGCAAATTGCAGTTTGAAAGATTTATATTCTTCTTCGCTCTCGAATGATTTCGAAAGACCAAAAAGTGTATTCTGATTTGCTGGAACTGCCACAACACTTATTTCGTGAAGTTCCAGTTCGGTTACAATAAATACTTCAGCGGCTGAATTATACTCTGCATCCAGAATACGGAAACCTACGCTAAAAGCGGTTAACACGCCGTCCTTAACCAAGTTAAACACTTCAGCCGCAGCAGAGATTCTGGCTTTAACCCACAACCCACCGCTATCGATTTTATGCTCAACCATACGCCCACAGGGATCATCATGGTCGTGATACGCCAAAATGATAGGATTTTTGAGATAATTCTCTAGACCCTTCTCCCAGACCGAGGTGGGAATTACATCCCCATGACGATCTACATCAGTAGTACTTGCGTACCCTTCGATATAAATACTATCAATTCCTTCTTCGGCCGTTGGTAGCGCTTTGGTAAAGACACTGTTTAGATACAGGATCTTATTTTTATCTACCATACAACTCCTTTTGAGTTACTCTTTGTTTTTTGGCGGCTTTGCCGCCTTGCGACGGTATTCGCGGTCACTTCCTGCAATATTAGCCGGAATGCGTAACTCGTCATGGCCTGCGATTTTTTCAAATCTCAGTTCAATTCTAGCCTCATTAGGTGTAATGATACCACTATTTACTAATGTAGAGTGGTAGCTAGCAATGTCTTTTAATTCAGGTTGTAGGGCAGAGACCGTAGTTGTTATTGCCTCAACATCATATCCAAAGTACCTTTCGGCAGCAGATACNAANCCTCTAACAATCGGTANAATTGTTTCAAGGTAAAATAANCGTAAATTAGGGGAAATGTTAGCATTGTTGCCTCCAGCNAGTAAAATCGGTGGGACNCCNAATGCNTGCATAATNTTTTNNTTATGTGTCTTGATACTTACGTCGAAGTCCATATCTTTGAAATTAGTTTCAGCGATATTGTGTGGCTTCAATCCACTGTCAAGAATTACTGGACGCTTACCCCCCAGTTTAGGGTTGTACTTTTGAGTCCAATAATTAATTGTCTTTTCTTTAGCTACTTGAGATAAGGTGTTTTCTGTTGTAAGCACCATGCCGAATACAGCCCCATTATCAAAGAATGACTCTTGAAACTGTTGCATGCTGTAAAGCGTCTTAACTGATTTAGCACAGCTTTCGAGCCTGCTAGAACCACGATAAATACTATCTCCGCTAATGTCCTTAAAGCTAAATACTTCGTGTTCGCCAAAGCTGGTGATTCCGTTGTACTTATAACCTTTGATGAAGGTTTTTTCATCTGTAATAATCTCGACCCTAGAAGCAGGGAGATGATAGATAAAGGCACCATCAAAATAGATGAAGGCGTTACCCTCTAGAATAAAGTCTGTAAAGATATTCTTACGAAAATCTTGTGCACTCTGGTACGGATTAGGTCGGAAGTTAAGAAGAGTATTTAACTGCTTCTGTCTCATTCCAGGGATAATGCCGTCTGCGTACTTTTTCTTTAATATCGTAGTCAAGACTAGCACAAGCTGTTACGATCATATTAACACCGCGGTTAACACTTTCGATCTTAGTAAACGCTTGGTCTGTATGTAACTAGAGCATCACTACCGATACTACTTCCGCTCTCTTGAGAGATTCTGCTTTGAGCTGGGTTGAATTTCTCAACAATCCAATTCTTAGCTTTCTGATAACTGTTCATAGTTGTCCTTTAGACGAATTCACTGAAGAACGACCCAAAGCTTTTACTTGGAACAGGTTTTTCACCATTACTTTTTGCTTTCTGCACTTCGATCCATCGCTCTTGTTTAGGGACGGTCTCAGGTTTAGGTGCTTTACCATAAACCGAGTGAAGTTTGACGTGGTGCGGATTACACAATGTGTAAACCATATCATATAGCTCCGATTTATGGTCTTCTATGAATTCGTCACGTACAGCTAGAATACCTTCGTCAGTACTAATATCATACCCCTTAGACGCAGCCCACTTATTTAAAAGTAGTGTTACGGAATGTAGGTGATGTAGTTCTAAGTCGATATCTGTACCACAAATATAACAATGATCCTGTTTTTCATATGCAGCTTTTGCACGATCTCGGACCCATTTAACACTTATTCTTTTATTGTCTGTATTCTTAGCCATGTATTATGTTATTAAATAGGTAGAGTACCATAAAAAAATAAAAGTTCACTTAATTAGCTCCTATTATAGCACTCAGGGTACTCAATGTCAAGGTAAAATTTTCATGTGGTAGTAGTAGTTATATTGTGTAAGAATATAGGCCATAACGAATAGCGTCAGCCATGTGTGAATACTCATCATGTATGGGTTTCTCCCTTTCAAGACCTTCCTTAGTGTTCCATCTGTACTGGTCCATTACAGCCAGACTCTCAGTACAATGCGGGGCAATCTTAAGGCGTCCGTTTTCTACTAGAGTTTGTACATACGCGATTCCTGGTAGCACATCCTTCTTAGCTTTAGTAGTGCTAATATCATAGACGTAAGTTAAATCGCTAGCAAACTGAGCAGCAGCCGAGTCCACAAATACGACCTCTACGCCCCATTTATCCATTAGTTCTTTAAACGCTTCGGCATGTTTATTAGTAGTAGTTTCGGCCTTTAGATATTCATCTACAATCCAGAATACGTTGCTAATAGGATGATATACTATTACTACAAAGGCTGTGGCGTCACGGTACCCCGGATCGCATCCTGCTAAAACTTCTGCGTTATCTTCTGGGACGTACTCTAAACAGTCTTCGACTTTAAAACTATAGATCTGACCCTCAAACATAGTAAATGATGCATAATACTCTTGTTCAAATTCAGCACGAGACATAGAACGTCTGGCCTCCTCAACATCTTTCTCGCTCATACGGGGGTTCTCAGTATAGTCAGCAGTTAATGAACACCATTCAGGATACTGATCACTAAAACCACGACGATAGAACTCACTGAACCAGTTCTTCATACCACGTGGCGTCGAAATAAAAATAGCTTTCGAGTTAGGACGATCAAGTGTGGGACGTAGCTGTACATTGAATGCTGCTTCCCCATCAGAACCCAAAGCAGCTTCATCAAAAAGAATAATGCTATAGCTACGACCCACACAGCTATCAACTGTTGATAAAGACCCCATACGAATAGTAGAGCCATTAGATAACTCAATAATTTTATCTTTTAAGTTATTTCGTTCGATTTCAAGATCAAAACTAGCAATAAATTTTCTTTGTAGTTCAAATGAAATTGAGGATAAGTTATAGTTAGGGGATATGATTAAGATATTACATCCTGGAACTAAAGATACTAGTTGTGCAATAATATTAGCGATATAAGTCTTACCTAAGCGACGAGCTAAAGCAGCACATACAAAACGATACTTCGGATTATTAATTGCATTAATTAAAGCTATTTGTGGGCGGTTGATTTGCTCCCAAACGGTAGAACTAATATTAGTAATTGGGTCTTTAGCTGGCAATAGCTTTAAGTAAGGCACTATAGGTAGTTTAATAAATCTTTCCGCAATAGGAAACTCTGTTACGTTTTCACTATCCACATCAGGACGAGATATTTTAAGCATAAAAATTTT